CTAATATAAGACTTTTTAACGATTCGTAAAGTTTCATTGTAAAAAATTTTTATCCAGGGTTAACGTACTGATTTATATTAGCACCAATAATTGGTTGTGTGTATTCATTACCAGAACCATTTTTATATTTATTACCCTTAAGATTATTAATCCTACCAGTACTAATGTCCGAGTCATTTCCAAAGATATCTTGATACCCACCAGCACCTGTGATGTTATCTGGATTAGTATCTAAATAAATACCAGTACCTTTACCTTTTAAATCTCGTGGATCGTCCGATCCGTGATCATGAGCTTTTGAGTTTGGATGTGTAGATGAATAATTTTTAGCATTATCACTACTATTATACACATTCTTAGGGGCTAATTTATCCCTTTGTTCTTTTCCGATTTCTTCTAATCTTGACATTTTAATTAAATTTTACTTTCATATATTATTAGTTTTTTGATTCGTTCTATCTCTTCATAAATAGCTTCATCATTAAATATTCTATCAGATGTGTTAGCTACTTTTGTTGGTTTAATACCAGAATTAGTTAAATCAAAATTATTTTTATCTTTACTATGTGTTTTCTTAAATCCATTACCTAAACCATACTCACTCTTAATTTTAGATTTTAATTTAATACCACTTCGATCACTTTTTAAATTATTTTCAACAAAATTTTTCATACTATCACCACCATACTTTTTACAAGTAGGATCTATTTTTTCATAATGATTTTTAATTTTCTTTAAATACTCATATGAAATATCCTCTGAACCCATAATTTCACTTAGGTCTTTAGGTAATTTATATTTTTTATTTCTTAGTTTTGAATTCGCCATTACTAATTTTATTTATCAATTCTTCTTTATAGTCATCTGGTATTTCTACATTTGGGATCATATTCAATAAATGATTTAATATAATCGCTAATTCCTCACCGGTAACAGATTCTTTTTTCATTAAATCACCCAAAAATAAAGTTTTTCTCGCTAAGATAGGTTTTTGATGTTTATCTTTTAATTCAGTAAATAATGGTATGTTTTCATTTCTTGATGAAACTTCATAATTATCATAATTACTAACAAAATCATTATCATCATAAGAACTTCTTCTCATAATATCTTCAATCATATTTTTTACCTTATTCTCAGCGATAGTATCAAGATCACCCTTTGTTTTATCTTCAACACTTTCTTTATAAAATTGACGCCCATATCTAGAGTTATAATAAAATCTTGGACCTTGGGATGTTTTTCTTGAAAATTCTCTACTTGTTTGGGGATTATTCCAACCGGTAGTTATTTTATCTGTACCACTATTTTCATCACCATCTACTAACCCACCATCCTCATCAACTAATTCGTCAATAATTTTTACCTTTTTTTTAGTATCATTCACAACCTTTTTGGTGTGAAATTCTTTTTTTAAATCTTTTTTAGTTAAAATTTTCATAGGTTCAATACTTATTTATGATAAATATGTTGATAAAGATATTTATTACATAAAGATATATTGATATGAGTAATTTTAGAACACAAGTTAATTTTTCGTCACAGATAAAAGAATATCCAAATACTGATGGTACACTTTCAGGTTCTGTTAATGTCCAACAATATACTATTTTAGGGACAGACTATTTAGACCTACCTTTAGGGTTAGATAATACTAGTACCGGTATTACTGCGACTTACGGACCAATAATTAATGGGACTTTCACAGGTACTACCGGTAGTACCACTTTTTATTTTAATGATAGTAATATGGATATTGCCGGACCTTATTTATCCGCGATAACGGCTTCTAATAGTGGACTAACTCAACATGTTGACGCTTTTAGTATAACTAATACTATAATCGTTGATGGTAATAGTTTTGACATCTATTATAGTGGTGTGTCTTTTGATATGACACCAACAAACCTAGATGAATATTCTCCAGGTGAGTTTTCAGGGGGAACTTTCACTAATGTATTAAACTACCTTTCCGGAACAACATACCCTTGGTGGTTTTTAAAGTCTGGTTCAACAACTTGGAATGAAGTTAAGGGTAGAACCCAAACAGATCGTTTAACCATTATTGATGGGGCGAATACCGATTACGTCTTAATATCATCTAACTCAAATGGTGACGCTATTTGGCGACCATTGGACTTTGTAATTTCTGGGGGTTGTTTATCGGATGTTTGTATTAAAGGAATTTTATCTTTGATAAGAGATTTATATATAAAAGGTTTAACATTTGGTACTGGTGGTAGTGATGTCGGCTCAACTGGTACAACATATGTGACAAATACAGCTGGAGGTAAGGATGTTTTATTTTATAACTCCACTGGTATTAGAAATACTGGTTTTGGTAGTGAAGTGTTAAGTGCTAATACTATAGGTTATTCCAATACTGGTCTTGGTACTTACGCACTTAAAAGTAATAGTACTGGTATTGATAATACTGCCATTGGTACTTATTCATTAGAATCAAACACTATAAATGGTGGTAATACGGCCATTGGTTCTGGTTCTTTACAAAGTAATACTATTGGTTATGGTAATACTGGAATAGGTTATAATTCTATACCTAGTAATATTGATGGTTATGTTAATACTGGGTTAGGGATATATGCGTTACATGATAATGTTAGTGGTTATGAAAATGTTTCTGCTGGTCACTACTCTTTATTCCAAAATACTACTGGTTATCAAAATACTGGTATAGGGAATCAATCTATAACTTCTAATACCACTGGTAACATAAATACTGGTATTGGTTATGGTGCTTTAGGTGGTAATACAATAGGTTTAGGTAACACATCAATAGGTTGGGGTTCTGGACTTAGTAACACTACAGGTAATTATAACACTTTTTTAGGTTTAGGTAGTGATTGTATCACCACCAACTTAACAAACGCTACCGCTGTAGGTTATAACGCCATTGTTGATCAAAACGATTCAATGGTATTAGGTAATGGTGTTATAAATGTTGGTATAGGTATAAGTACACCAACCTCAACATTACATTTAATAGGTCTTAGTGGTTTTAGTCAATTAAGATTGGAAATTCAATATACACCAACTGGTACTACAGATAGTAATGGTAGTCAAGGTGATACAGCTTGGGATGATAGTTACATATACATCAAAACATCAGTTGGCTGGAAAAGATCTGGTTTATCAACATTCTAATAATTAAAAATTAAATTACAAATATGAAACTAAATCCACTTGAAATAATATTAACAGAAGATGATATACAAAAATTAATATCATCAACATTTGATAGTGTTAATTTAATCAATAATTTAAATAACATCCCCAATAAAACAGAAAATGATGTTAATAGGATTGTTGATAATAAAAAACATTTAGAAATTATATCAAAAAAAGATTGGTTTATCGCCAATTTAACACCAAGTCAAAAATCTATAGTTGAATCAATTATTTATTCTATTTAACCATTAAGTTAATATTTATATGGTATGAGTATAGTTAACAATTATGCGTTTAAAAATTTAAGGTTAAGATTAACTAATGTTAATTATTGGGATTTAGTATTAAGTTCTGACATGAGAGGGTATGATCATACTACACTATACTGTAATAATATAATTTCAGGTGATACACTTTTAGTTTATTTTGATTTTAATGATAGTGATTGTGTTAGTGGTCGCACAATTTATAGTTTAACCACATGGAAAGACGCCATTTTACCTAAATCTGGCTTGACATTATGTGATATTGGTTTAACTGGTGTTGATAATGGGTTTGTACCAAATTTAACCGGTGAAACTTTATACATCACTAGTGGAGATCCTAGATTCTATATGACCCAAGTAACGGGTAGCACATATGAATATCCAATTATATTTACTGGAGATTGTTCTGGTAATTACAGTCAGTTTAATGGTGGGTTTTATCAAGGGTTTTATAAACTTGAAAATTATCCTATTAAAAAAATAAGTGATAATAAATTTTTAGATTGTATTCCTCACGATAATGATTGTTTAGATAATGTTTGTACTAATGGTTGTAGTTGTCCACCACCAGAATTACCAAATCCAGTAATTGATTATCAAGTTTTACCTAATAAATTTAGTGTTGGTTGGACATCAGAATTTTGGTTAAAAAAAGATTCTAACCCTATAATACCTAACAATATATTAAATAGTATTTACCCTAATAATAACGGATTTTTTCATACTATGGGGTTAAGAGCTGAAAATAAATTTTGGGATTTTTTCTCCGGAGAAACTGGTCATACAACTTGTTTAGATAGTGGACATACATTAAACCCACCTATTTTACATACAGACGCTATGAGTGGGATGAATCCATTTTTATATTACACTTTAAAAAATTGTGATAATCAAACTTGTGATACTTGTCAATGTTCTGTTTGTGAATGTACAGATACCGGTTCATATCCATATTATGGTGAAAAGGACTATATCACTGATGTTGTAGACAATATAATAGGGTTTAGAATTAGAGATGATGGTAGTATAGGATATCGTAAATTATCTTTTAGTGGTCAATGTTCCGGTTCAACTATTGAATGTTGTAGAACAAGTGGTGGTACTTATGTTACCGGTTATACTGTTGAAGAATCATATTCAATGTCAGGTATGGTCTCATCAGATAAATGGGTTCATGTTGTAGTTAGATATGACGCGGATTATATGATACCGGAAGATAAATTAGATTGCCCTTGTAGTCCATTAAATCCACAATATTGTTCAAGACCTGGTCAACTATCATTTTATATTGATGGTTATTTGAAATATAGAGTTAGAGTTGTTAAAGAAATGATACCTAAAGGTTTGGATGATTGGCCAGAAAAACAATTAGGTGTTCCATACACTATGAGTTTAGGTGGTGGTACACAAGGTTTAATTGAAACAAGAACATTTGGTGGTCCTGACCCAAAAGATTATGATTTACCAATACAAGAAAATTTCGCTGGGAGTTTTATGGGGGGGATTTCTAAGTTTAGATTTTACTCTGAGCCTTTAGATGTCACCCAATTAAGATGTAATTATAAAACGGAAAAAAATAAATATAACACTAAAATTTGTTAAATAAAGAAAAAAAATGGTAACAAAATACATAATAAATAATTTACCTAGTCAAACGATTACTGGTGATTTAAATATTTCTGAAAAAACAGTGGTAACAAGTTTCCAAATGACCTCTGGAGCTACAGATGGTTATGTATTAACTTCTGATGTTGATGGTAATGGAACTTGGCAAGTATTAGCCGGAGGTGGTAATACTATAGATGAGTTTTATATAGAACCATCAACAACAAGTTTTACTTGGGATATTAGTGGTAATAGTACTAATTATAAAATTATTTTAACTGGTAATACAACAATAGATTTAAATAATGTTAGAAATGGTGATTATGGTACATTAATCATTCAACAAGATGTTGTTGGTGGTTATGGAATAACACTTGGTAATTTAAATGGTAGTTCTACAAACCATTTAGTTGTAGGTAATGGTTCTGGTACTTTAGGTTTGACTGGAACTCCTAATTCAATTGATATACTATCGTTTGTTTATGATGGTACTAATGTTTATTGGAATAATGGTTTAAATTATACATAATATGAGTAATAGATATTTTTTTAATTCATTATTATCGTTAGATAGTGTTGGTATTAATCCATTGGATTTAAATCCATATACATATTTTCAAACTTATAACCCATTATTTTTAACACCAACAACCCCTAACATTGGTGATTCAATAACAGAAATTTATAAGTACAATGATAGTTTATATATCGCTTCAGGGGATACTGGGTGTGTAGGTACTTGGGAAAATTTGGATGGTAAGAATATGATTTATATACCAGGAATTGATGGTGGTTGTTGGCCACCTCCTTGTTCTGGTACTTGTTCAACCTACTATACAACCAACCAAAATATTAGTTTTATGTCAATGAGTGGTTATGAGTATACAGTATATTTTGTTGGCAAACCTTTATCTGGTAATTCTTTTTCAGATGGTCATATATTTAGTGACATTGAAACATCCGTATTATTTGGTGGTAGATACGTATCTATGTATGTTAAAGATAATAAAGATATTTATTTTAGGTCTAAACGTTTAGGTATTAATTCTGATGTCATTGACATACCATTTGAAATAAATATTTCTGAAAATGATTTGGAAACTAAAAATACTAGAGTTTTTTCACTTAGAACTAAAGATCCATTAAATACCACATCGATAGCAGCAACTTCTTATATTAATGGGGTAGAAACAACCGCTATCACACAAACAAATGTGAGTAATGTGACAACAGAAAGTTCTATACCATTTTTAATTGGCGCTGGAGCAACAGATGGACCTTCTTATGAAATGTATCAAGGATATTTTGGAGAATTAATAATTTTTAACACTTATCACGATTTAACAACCCATAATAGTATCATAGATTTCTTAAAAAATAGATGGGGAATTAATTAAAACTCTTTAGATTAAATAGGTGGAAAAATAAATTTCACTAATACTATTCTTTAAATATTTATTAATAAATAAATTATAGAATAATAATAAAAATATGTCATTACCATCGTGTTTAACGTTAAGAACAGTAAAAGGTTCTGTATTATCTTGGGTTGAGTTAGATAATAACTTCATATGTCTAAATAATTCAATAAATAATGTTGCTAGTTTAATCCATAATGGTAATATGTGGCACATCCCCTCTGGGAATACTGTCACAATAGAGACCGATTATCAATATTTTATATATGGTGATATGATTATTGAAGGGACATTACAATTAAGTGGTGGAAGTCAATTAGTTGTATTAAATGGGGATCTAATATTTAGTGGTGGTTCTGTAGTTGGTGATGGTGACATATATAACATATCTTTACCGGAATTTGATACAAAAATCAGTGGTTTAACTTATAGTGGTGACACTTTAACTATATATCAGAATGATGGATCAACATATAGTACAACAATAGTTAGTTCAACAGATATTACGGTGACTGGTGGTACATACAACCCCACAACCGGTACAGCGACATTTTATGATAATAATGGGGGTAATTTTGATGTTAACGGATTTTTAACAGGTTATACAGATGTGAAAGTATCTGGGTTAACATATAGTGGTAATACTTTAACTTTAACCCAAACTGATGGTAGTAATTTTAATGTCACTATAAATTCTAGTACACCATTTACTGGTAATACATCTGGTGATTGTATTACAGATTTATATGTGACAAATTTAAATTCTTGTTCTCCATTACATATCCAACCGGTTAACACTGGGGATGTTTATATATCTGAAAATGGTGGTAATGTCGGTATAGGTAATACATCACCCACAAAAAAATTACACGTAAGTGGTGACGCTTTATTTTCAAGTTCAACTAACAATGTTGTAACAATCATTGGTTCTGGTTCTTCAATGTCATCACCCCTATTTAACGTTCAAGGATCTTCCGGTCAATTATTCAGTGTATCTGATAGTTTGATTGGTTCATTATTCTCAGTAAATGACATATCTGGTTTACCAGTAATTGAAGCGTTTTCAGATAATACAATATTAATGGGTGATTTTAATTCACCCTCTTTAAACACCACTAAAAAAGTTGTGGTGAACTCTGGTGTTACATCAATTTATTCAATCCCTTCAAGTGGTTATACAGGAGCTTTTTATGATTATACAGTATTAAGTGACCTTGGAGCTAGAAGTGGTAATATAATGTCAATATGGAGTGGTACAAGTATTCAATATAGTGAGACCTCAACAACAAGTATTGGTGATACTAGTGGAATAATATTTTCAGTTTCATTATCCGGTAATTCTACGATGTTATCAACATCGGCTAATACCAATTCTTGGACTGTTAAAACAATTGTAAGATCAATATAAGATGAGTTTTCATTTTTCACTAAAAATAGTAACAGATGGATTAGTTCTTTATTTAGATGGAGCTAACCCTAAATCATATGTGAGTGGTTCTACTATTTGGAATGATATTAGTAAAAATAGTAATAATGGTACATTAACCAATGGACCAACATTTGATACTAGTAATAGGGGATGTATTATATTTGATGGTGTTAATGATTATGTGGGGGTAAATAATTTTATAGGAAATCTTAACACATTTTCTGTTAATCATTTTATTTACTTAAACACATCACAAAATGGTAAAACAATTTTTAGTAACTTTGGTAATGATAATAATGGATGGGTTACTGGGATTAGTGATAGTCAAACTAATGTTATTAAGTTTTATTTAGGTAATATTGTTCATTTGTATTCTAATACAGTATTACAAAACTTAATATGGTATAGTATTACAATTACTTATAATAATGGGAACCCTAAAATATATATTAATGGTGTTGAAGACAATTCTAGTTCTACTGTATTGACACCATCTTCTAGTTATTTTGGGAATGATATCGGTAGACTTGGTGATGGTTCACAACACTTTAATGGGGGAATATCTAACATTCAAGTCTATAATCGTGCTCTAACACCCTCAGAAGTACTTCAAAATTATAATAGTTTAAAAGGTAGATTTGGTTTATAATGTCAGGAAAAGTAAGTTCAAAAATAGTAACAGATAGTTTAGTTTTAAATTTAGATGGGGCTAACCCTAAATCATATGTGAGTGGTTCTACCATTTGGAATGATTTAACATACTATAAAAACGATGGGGTTTTAACTAATAATCCAACATATAATTCAAATAATGGTGGAAGTATTGAATTTGATGGTACTAACGATTATGTTAATTGTGGAAATTCAAATTCTTTAAAATTTTTTGATGGTGATTCATTTACCATATGTTCGTGGGTTAAACCTAATCCTACAATGTCTGCTGGGGTTATTGTTCAACATGGGGGTGAACCAAATAGTGCCACTGGGTTTGCTCTTTATTTAGCATTTGGATATGTTGAGTTCGCTAAATCTAATGTCGCAAACACTGGACAAAATATTACAACAACACCTTTTAATAATAATGAATGGAATCATATTTGTTGTTCAATAAAATATTCTGGTTTATCTGGTCAAATTAAATTCTATGTAAATGGTATTTTAAAATCAACATTTAATGGTTGGAGTGCTAACCCAAATATATCTGACTACACTAGACCATTAAATGTAGGTAGGTCTGAAACTGACGCCTTTTTCAATAACCTTCCATTTAAAGGGAATATATCCAACGTGTCAATATACAATAGAATATTATCATCTCAAGAAGTTCTTCAAAATTATAACGCTTTAAAAAATAGATTTATTTAAAACATGGAAACACAAGATTACGAAAACAGAAAATTTATGATATTCAATATGTCAGAATTACCAATGATTGATTTTACACAAGTATGTGAAACATCTCAAGATACATTAAGGTTTTCCGTTGACGGAACTAAAACATTTGTTAAATGGGATTCAATAGAAATTCCCTCATCAGTAGATTCCCTAACAACAAAAGAGGGATTGTACACATATGAAGAAATGTTAACAATATTATCCACACCAGAATGGACTAATCCAAATCCATTTCCAATTATATGAGTACAATAGGTAATTGGCGAGGTCCAAATATAATTAAAGATGGTTTATTTTTATATTTAAATCCAAATTCACCTAATTCATTTTATGATACATCAAGTACTATAATAAAAGATATTAGTGGTAATGGTAATAATGGTACATTAATAAACGGACCAACATATAATTCAAATAATGGTGGTAGTATAGTATTAGATGGTACTAACGATTACCTTAATACTAACATAGGAATTAAACCAACCTCAACCACAATAGAAGTTGTTTGTAGTATAATAAGTAATACTTCAATTAAAACTGGTGGTAATACAGTGGCTCAATATATTGTCTTTAGACAAAATACAAGAACTTCTAATTTTGAGGCTGTTGTTCTTAATTATATACAATCTGGGTTAACAGGGTATTTTGAAGGTACTATGTCTTCCTCTGGTGGGTTAGCTAAACAAGTGTCAACCCCATTAATAAATCTTAATCAAATTTATTCACTCACAGCTACTTACGATTCAAATAACATTACACTATATCTAAACGGACAATTTGTATCACAAACATCAACCGGTTTTCCAATTGATTATAATTTAGTTCACACATATAAATTGGGTAGAGCTGACGCTATAGGTCAAACATTTGATGGTTATCTTAACGGAAAAATATATGATGTAAGATTTTACGATAGGACACTTACATCTTCAGAAATCCTTCAAAACTATAATTCAACAAAATCAAGATTCGGATTATAAAGTAAAGTAACTACATATTTATATTTAAATAATATTGGAAAGTGAAAATATTTTAAAATGGGAAATGAATTTGTAATTAAAAATGGTTTTATATCACAAGGAACATCTTATATAACTAATGAGGGTAAACTTGGTATTGGTACTCCATTACCCTCTGAAAAATTAGAAGTTAGTGGTAAAACAAAAACAACTAATTTACAAGTAACATATGGTTCTAGTGAAGGTTATATATTAACCGCTTTAGATAATCAAGGTAATGTAGGTTGGTTACCATTTAATAATGTTAATATCACTGAATTAGCTCCAGTAATATCAATAGTATCCACACCAATAAGTGGTAGTACTGATGGTGATAGATATTTGATAAGTGGGGGTACTGGTATATGGAGTGGAAAAACTAATTATATTGCCGAGTGGTTAAATCCTGATTGGGTATATACCACTGGTACTACAGATAACACAGTTTTTGTTACCGATACATTAACAACTTATAGATATGATGGTACTAATTGGGTACCATATAGGGGTACTGTTATTTTACAAAATGGTAATAAATTAAATACCTCTATTAATATAGGTAGTAACGATAATCAAGATATTAATTTTAGAGTTAGTGGTAGTACTAAAATGACTATCACAAAAAGTGGTAATGTTGGTATTGGTACTACTACGCCAGTAAGTTTATTATCTGTTTATCATACTCGTACATCAACACCGATGGGTTCGACAATTGATGCAATTAATATGGGTGGACAATACTCAAATACTGCTGGACAGAACCCAAAAATTATAATATATGACGATGGTGGTTCTGTCATGGGATTTGGTGGTTCTGCGGGTCAATTAGATTACATAACCCCAAGCAGTTCTCACAGTCACGTATTTTACACTGGTACAGTAAAGAGAGTTGTTTTAGGAGGAGATGGAAATAATGGTTTTAACATAGCATCACCAACAGCAAAAATTCATGTTGTTGGTAGTAGTTCCACATCTTCAAATTATGCTTTAAAAGTAGAAAATAGCGCAAATGCTAATTTATTTAATGTTAGAAATGATGGTAATTCTACGTTAAATGGATTAAATATTGGAAAAGGTCCATCACAAATAGTTAGTAATGTTGTATTTGGTGTCAATGCTTTAAGTGCTAACACGACGGGGGATAACAATTTTGCTTTTGGGTTTGAAACTTTATTAAAAAACATAAGTGGTGACAACAACGTAGGGATAGGACATAATGTATTAAGACAAAATATTTTAGGGAATGATAATGTCGGTATTGGTTCTCAAACCTTATTGGTTTCTTTAGGACATCAAAATACTGCGATAGGTGCATATTCTTTGATGGATTTAACTTCTGGTACACAAAACACCGCTGTTGGTAATCAATCTATGCTTGTAATGACTACTGGAACTTTAAACACTTCTTTAGGGTATTATACGTTACGTTCTAATATATCAGGACAAAGAAATGTGGCGGTTGGATGGAACGCTTTAAACTCAGCTTTAAATAGTTTTAACGTTGGATTAGGATATAGAGCTGGTGCGAATATTACGATAGGTGAATATAATACAGCCATTGGTACAGATACTGCACCAACATTAACATCTGGAAATTATAACACTATTATTGGAAGAGATACAGGAAGAGGTATAACTACAGGTTCTAGAAATACAATCATAGGTGCATCTACATTGGGCTTGGACTCAGGTTTAAATGATACTATCATATTAGCAAAAGGTGATGGTGTTATTAGATATATTTGTACTTCATCAGGTAATACAGGGATTGGTACGATATTACCAACAACTAAACTAGATATTCTTTCGGATACAACAAATGATTCGGGTTTACGGCTTAGAAACTTAACAAGTGCTTCACCATCTACTAACGGTAAACCAATTGGCGTTGATGCTAACGGTAAAGTGGTTGCTATTGAAAATACTTGGCAATCAATTAATGCAGATACCGAAATTTACACAGAATCAAATACAGATGTAGTGGCAACAGGCATGACTATTACACCACCCGCAGGAACTTATAAAGTAGATTTTAATGGAGAATACCAAGTGATAGCGGGTAACGTAGTTGCTTTGGCTCAATTAGATTTACAGACGTTATATTTATACTTAAATAATTTAACACCAACATCATCTCATGGTTTAACTTTTGGTAGTGGAGAAATTTTAGGACCAGGAGTTTACACCGTTGCAGGAGCAGGTTCAGTTGCTGGTACATTAACTTTAAACGGTGGCGCCAATGATTTGTTTGTAATAAGAGTAGCAGGAGCAATTAACACAGGTGCTGCAACTACTATAAGTCTTACAGGAGGAGCAACATCCGCAAATGTATTTTTTGTTGCAACAGGTGGCGCAATTGGTATTGGAGCAAATAACAATATAGTTGGTAATTATATATCTAACGGTTCAGCTGCTGCATTGGGTGCTAATTGTGTTTTTAATGGCAGATTACTTACTACAGGTGGAGCATTAGCATTTGAATCAGGAGTACTTACTAAACCAACAACGGCAAGTGTTGTTAATATGGGTATTTTAGAAACTTTTCTTTGTTATACAAACGCTGGAAATGTTAGCAATACAGCGTTGGCTCAAATCACAGGTGATTTAGGAACATCATCTGGGGCAGTTTCAATATTTGTAAGCAGCACATTTAATGGAAACATTTATGACAACTCTCAACAGTTTGGTAACAGTAGTAATTTTAGTTTATACGAAGGAGCAACTATGGTTTCAAATTCAAACAGACTTAAAGAAATAGATGCTTACACCAGAGATATTATACTAAGCGGCATTGCAACGGTAGATGGCACACAGGCTATAACTGTTAGGTGGCGCACAAATATTGGAAGAGTATATTTAAATAACAGAATATTAACAATAGTAAAATTATAAAATCATGGAACCAATTACTTTAGAACAACTATTTATTTTAGTAGAATCATTAAAAAATGATATTAATGAAATTAAAACAGAAATTAAAACAACACAAGAACTAATATCTAAAATTCAAACACGTCACTTTAATAAAATTATAAACCCATGAAAATCATTTCAAAAAACACACTAAACACTCAATTTAATACAACGTTGGCAAATATCACTCAACAAGGTGTAGTTGATGTTAATAATTTATATTCTAATTTATTAGCTCAACCATTAGTTGGTGGCGCAGTTTCAAATGCTGGCACAAATATTATTGTTGGAGATATTGGCACAAATGCAGGAGCAATTACAGGTTTTGAAAGTGTTACTTTGAGTGGTGTAATTTACCCACCAAATCAAGGCTCATCAAACGTTCAAGTTTCAATTTATGTTGATGGAGTAATAGTACCAACATCTACAAGAGAGCACACAAATGTTATCACTAAAGAAGATATAGCAATTGCAGATGTGGTTACATTAGCCGTTGGTCAGGTAGTAACAGCAAAGGTGTTAAACTCCATAGGTATTTCAAGATTTTACAATAGAATTTTAACTATGAATTTAATAAACTAATTATGAATTTTTACATTAAAAAAAATAGTGAATTACCCCTCTTAACAATGGAGTTAATATTTGACGGAAGAAATGATTTTCGTAATTTTTACGAATTAATTCAAAACGCGGATATCACTTTCTCTATGTTTAACCCTGAAAACAATATAAAAAAGATTTCATGTAGACCAGCGGAAATTGTTAAAAAAATTATTCCTTGTGAGGATTTAACATCTCGTGAGGAATATTATATTGTATATAAATGGAGAAAAAAGGATACTAAAGAACCTGGAACATTTATTGGTGAATTTACCATCAATTTTTTAGATGGTATGGGTACATTGGTTACCCCAATACAAGAAAAACTATTTATCCATGTAATAAATTAATTTCTTCCCTTCTTTTTATTTATCAAATTTTTTTACTATATTTGTGGTAAAGTTATAAAAATGGAATTAAGTAAAGAAGAAATTAAGGATTTTTTGGAGGGTAGAGACCCACAAAAGTATATTATTGGTATTGAATCAACCTACGATCAAAATTTTGTTAATCTTATTATAAATGATCCCATTACTGGGAAACGTATTGAAAAACATAAGTTTAAACCATTCCTTTGGATGAAAAGTCCGGATATGGATAAGTTTTTTAAAGGTGATCGTAGACTTATCAAAACTAAGTTAAGAGAACACATGATTACAATTACACCCCTTAAATTAGAGGATGAAAATGGTAATATCCACAAACGTTTAGAAAATGGTTTTAAGTTCTTAGTTCAAACCAGAGGTAGTTATAGAAATATTACTAACTTTTTTAAAGAATCCGGTATTGATATTCAAAAGGAAGAAAATAGGAAGGGTTTTTTAACCCTTGGCCCTACAGAGCAATTCTTAATACAAAGTGGTAAAAGATTATTTAAAGGGTTTGATGATTACGCGGATTTAGTTAGATTTTCTTTTGATATTGAAACCACATCTTTAACACCAGAAACCGGTAGAATTTTACAAATTGGTATGAAAGATAATCGTGGTTTTGAACACGTATTAGATATTGATAGTGATGATGAAGAACGAAACGCGATTTATACATTTTTTAATATTATTGATGAATTAAAACCAGATATTATTTGTGGTTATAATTCAGAGAACTTTGACTGGACATATATTTTAGGTCGTTGTGAATTACTTAATTTAGATTATAAAAAAATTACTAAGACACTTAAGAATGGTATGCCACTTTATCGTAAACAAGCTACTTTAAAATTAGGTGGTGAGATGGAGTATTATCAACAAACTGTATTATGGGGTTATAACGTTATTGATGTGTGGCACGCGGTTAGAAGAGCTAAAGCCATTAATTCAAACATCAAAGAAACTGGTTTGAAGTATATTACAAAATATTCTAAAATCGCTAAACCTAATCGTGTATATGTTGGTCACGATAAGATCGCTAAAATTTGGGTAGATGAACGTCCTTACTTATTTAACGAATCTGATGGTAAGTATATGGTAGTTCCGGAAGATAAAACTGGTTATGAAGGATGGGAAGAAGTGGATGGTAAATTTATAATTAAGAAATATCTAATAGATGATTTATGGGAAACAGAACAAGTTGACTACAAATATAATCAAGCGACATTTTTATTGTCTAAATTAGTTCCATCAACATTACAAAGAACCTCTACAATGGGTACAGCGGCCTTATGGAAAGTATTGATGTGTACTTGGTCATATGAGAATGGTTTAGCTATACCTGATTATCAACCTAAAGAAAAATTTCCTGGTGGATTATCTCGTTTATTAAGAATTGGTTTCGTACCAAATGTAGTTAAATTAGATTATGGATCACTTTACCCTTCAATACAATTAACTCACGATGTATTCCCAGAAGTTGATATTACCGGTGCGTTAAAAGGTATGTTAACTTATTTATTCGCGGAACGAGATTTATATAAGAATCTAATGAAAAAAGCTCAAAGAGAAGGGGACGATAAAGGGGCTGATATGTTTGATAAGAAACAATTACCAATTAAAATTCTTAATAACTCTAACTTTGGTTCATTATCAGCCCCAGATGTATTTCCTTGGGGTGATACTAACATTGGTGCGATGATCACTTGTACTGGTAGACAATATCTACGATTGATGATTAAATTCTTTATGGATAAGGGGTTTGAACCAATAGTAGGTGATAGTGTGACGTATGACACACCTGTTTATATTAAATATGGTGATGATATATTAGACATTTTACCAATTTCAGATTTATTTGATATAACTGGTACTATTGAAGGTGATCAATTAAGAGATTACTCAGATAAACCATATAAGATATTAACTAGAAGTGGTTGGAAAGATATTAAGTATGTTTATAGACATGGTACAGAAAAACAAATTAAATCAATTTCAATAAAAGATAGGGGTAATGTTGATGTGACGGAAGACCATTCACTTTTTCAAAATGGGGTTGAAATAAAACCTTCATCATTAAAAATTGGTGAATATATTGATGTTTATGAAAATGGGGATGTCAGTCAAGGTTTAATCACTAATATATCTGATATTGACAACCCATGTCCAAATAATTTTGTCTATGATGTTTCAACAGAAGATGGGACATTTATTATCGGTAAGGGTAAAATAATCGCCCATAATACCGATGGTTTCAACTTTAAGATACCAGAAAACGCTAAAGAATTAACATACACTGGTTTAGGTACTCACTTAACAGTTGTTAAAGATAAAATATATAATGGTATTGAAGCGGCTTTAGCTGAGTTCAATGAAAAGTATATGAGAGGTTTTATGAAGTTAGGTATTGATGAGGTAATTGAATCAACTATTAATTTATCAAGAAAAAATTATGCGGATTTAATTGATGGTGAAGTTAAGTTAGTTGGTAATACAATTAAATCGGCTAAGATGCCAAAGTACATTGAAGATTTTTTAGATAAAGCGATTAGAATGTTATTAGAAGGTAATGGTAATGAATTCATTGAACTTTATTATGAGAATGTTGAAATGATTTATAACCAAGAAATCCCATTACTTAAAATCGCTAGTAAAGGGAAAGTAAAACAAACATTAGAAAGTTATAAAGAAAATACTAAAAGGAAGAATAAAGCCGGTAATCCTATGCCACGTCAGGCTCATATGGAACTTTTATTAAAAGAAAATATTAATGTTAACCTTGGTGACACAATATATTATATTAATACCGGTACTAAAAAATCTCACGCTGATGTTAAAGCTAAAAAGAATAAAGATGGTACTACTGACATTGAATTTAATTCATCGTTAATCTTAACTAATCAAATTGAGAATAATCCAGATTTAAAGGGTGAGTATAATGTCACTAAATATTTAGTGGCTTTTAACACTAGGATTGAACCATTAATTGTTTGTTTTAGTCCGGAAATTAGAAGTGATATTTTAATTGATAATCCATCAAAAAGACAATATTTTACCAAGAAACAACTTGAACTATGTTCTGGTTTCCCAACAGATCCTATTGATCAGGATACATTAGATGATGTTTTTGTTATGGAACAAAAAGAAATTGACTTTTGGGAAAAGGTTGGTGCTAATCCGGAATATATGTATATCACGGAAATTGAACCTACTGAAATTATTAATGAACCAACTGATACAGAATACTTTTAGTATAAACCCCCCTACTTGATTTATTTAGGGGGGATTTTTTATATTACAATAATAGGTAATGGTCTAAATTTTAATGAGTTATTTAAATGTAAAGCTTCATTAGCTTGTCTTTCTAATTGTTTTTCAGTACCCAACTTAATTAATCTACCTTCAGGTCCAGTTAATTCATCAGTTAATGTTTTAATTTCTTCTTTACCTTCAGTTAATAGACTTTCATAATCCATTGTAACATCACCTTCAGGTACTTTTAACGCACCACTATACTTACCCCTAACTCTTCCAAGGGTAACTTTAGATTTAGCTACTAAATATTGACGAACCCAAATCTTTGTTGGTTCATTAAAATCACAATAATCTAATTTAGATAATGGAACTTCATTTGGTAATTTAATAATATCTTTATTCGCAGCTCTACAAGCGTCAACATTTTCAGCTGTAGTATCGTAATAATGATACCATACTTTAGAACCACTTAACCCAATTGATCCACCAGTACCTTGACCAAAACTAAGTTTAGAACCAGGTGTTGACATTAAATGTAATAATCTTGTACCATCCGGTCCGGCAGTCACTTTAAATATTAAATCACTTTTAACAATTCTTCGTTTTAAATTAAAATCAGCGGCACGTAATAATATGTCATACGCAGGGGCCATATAAAAACCACCAGTACCATATCCACCACCACCACCATCACCATAACCAGTTTGAGCACCCATACCTAAACCTCCACCAAAACCAGCACCACCACCAAATCCATAATATGAATATAGGGCGTGATCAATTGAAGGTGGAGTCATCCATAAAACTTCATTGATTTCTCTACCACTAGGTATTTGATATACTTGTACACCATCTCTAACGGTTACGAAATCTTTTTTTAATTCCCATGGACCCCTAGTTTGATTACCAGTTATTTTAGAATACGCATAAGTAAATTGATCAACAAAATTTAAAGATCTTGTTGTTAAGGCGAAAGCTACATCCGCGTTACCAACATCAAGACCAACTAATCCAGGCCATTGATTATCAATTAACCAGTTTTGAACTAAACGAGTATAATCTTCAATAGATATTTTAAGTAAAATATCCAACATATCGTTAGTTAACTCAATTTTCCTAATAGGTGAACCTAACTCAGTTCTAACAATGTCATATAGACAATTTTTTTCTTCATCTGAAATACAGGCCATAATTATTCTTTTTTAATAAATATATGGATATTTATCTTTTGATGGATATTAAAAAAATTATACGTAAAAATTTAGTTGAACACCACGATCTAATTAGACATGATAGTTCAGTAGATCTATTAAAAAAAGCTACAAGCTCATTAGTTGATACGGTTAGATATTTAGAAACATTAACACAACAAGTAGACCAAAAAGAATGTAATGAGACACTAATTAGGGTATTAGATATTATTCGTCACCCAATGGGTAGTGTTAGTGATGGTGGTTTCAACCATAAAAATGATGGTAATATTTTAGCACTTTTAGAAATGATTTCTTCTATTATTAGTAGAGAGAATTATCCAAGACAATAGAATTAATTAAATATTAAATCGTTAATTTTTTCTACACAACCATCTATTGTTGAAAAATCTTTCTCCGGAATTAGCCAAGTACCACCAACAGAAACTAAAGGTATTAAATCAGTACCCAGTTCATTAAGTACTTTTTCATATTCATCCTTATAGATATCTATATCTTTATCAATATATTTAATATCAAGTTCTTTTAATTTTCCTTTTAATGTGGTACAATATCCACAATTTTTCATACTATAAACCAATATTCTTTTTATCATAAATCTTCAATTATATTTTCTATTATATTTTCATCATCAATATCACCAATTATGGTATTAATAATGGTTTTTTTATTTTTAAGTACACCCCACACCAAAGTATCAACTGTATCATCAAACAATGGGTAGTATACAATTACATTTTTTAATTGACCAATTCTATAAGCCCGATCTTCCGCTTGTTCTAAATTACCTGGAACCCAATCCAAGGAGTTTATAATTACGACTTCCGCCTTAGTTAATGTTAAACCTACACCAGCGGCCTTTATTTGACCAACAAATACTTTTACTTTTTCATCATTTTGGAAATTATCCACAGCTTTTTGTCGATCTTTTTCTCTGGTACTACCATCCAGATAGACACCTAATTTACCAAAATGTTCTTTAAAACATTCTAACTCTTCTCTAAAATTTGTAAAAATTAAAACTTTCTTACCATTTTCAATCGCGTTCTCCGCTATCTCAATGGAATGTTTAACTTTCTCTATGGCGATAAATTTCCTTAATAAAACTAATTCAACTAAATGTTTCACAACATTACCACCTTTACCTTGTAATTTTCTCCACTCTAAATATTTGTCAAATACTTCATCATACTTAACTCTATTTTCAAGTTCCAGATATATTGGTTCAATAATTTTTTCTGGTAAATCTAACACATCTTCCTTCTTCCTTCTTAAAATAGTATTTTTAGTTCTTTCAGATAGTTCAACTAAATTGGACGCACCATCACTTAACCAAATAGTTCTCAATACACCTTTAATCTTTGTTTTTATTTGTCTACCACCACAATATCTTCTTATATAATAAGACCAATCTGAAGCTATAGGTACTTTAATGAGATTAAGTAAATTGTAATAATCACTAGGTCTATTTGCGATTGGAGTCCCAGTAAGTAACCACATATATTTTGGGTTACATTCCTTAACGATTTCTTGTATAATTTTTCCACGGTTAGATTTTGAATTTTTAATGTAATGTGATTCATCCAATATAATTACATCAAAATTCTCATTAATAAGTTCTCGACTAATTCTTTTTGGGTTATATTCCTTACCCTTTTGTAAAACGGTATGGAAATTTTTAAGTATATCGTAATTAATAATTGTAAATTTAGCCGGTTCCCAATTACTACCCCTAATGATACTAACATCTTCTGGTTCAGTATAAATCTCAATCTCTCGTTGCCAATTAATTTTAAGTGAAGATGGACACACAACCAATATCCTTTTAGCCCCTGTTTCAAGGGCGGCCATAACAGATGTGGCCGTTTTAGCTAAACCCATATCTAAAGCCAAAATACATTTTTTTCTATCTAATAAGAATTTAACACCCTCTTTTTGATGATCAAAGTATTTCCTACCCAACTTATCCATTTCTTCATACTTATCAAAATCAATGGTGACATCATCATATTTAGTGTATAAATCATCAATTAATTGGGTTTTAGGTAACCAAAATAATTTAATATCCTCTTGGTTTTTATAAAACTTACCTAAAACATGATACGCTTTATCACTTTCACCAATAACACTTTCAACCATAATTTTTTCCGGAACTTTTTTTAAATTATATTCCTTTTGAAGTTCATTACCGAAAAATGATGTTATACCTACAATATTATTAATTTTAACAATATCTCTGTCATAATTTTTACTAATATATTCTAATTGAGTTTTAGTTAATTGATGATTACTAGAATTTACCTTTTTTTTCAAGTAAATAATATATGGGTTAAAACCACTATATAATAGTAATTTATCCGTAATTTTTTTTATTTTAATATCTTCCGCTTGAATCACAATAATAATATGAATTTGATTGTATAAAACAATATTTATTAATAAATAATATAATATGTCATTGAACAAAAATAAAGTCCCAATCACTAGATTAAACAAATTTTTTTCACAGGAAGATTTTGGTTTAGAAATAGATATGGGTAGAGAATACCTTGAAGGTGATTTAAATATGTCAGTAATTTTGTATCGTATTGATCCAATAGCTACTAATGTTGATTCATTATATGGTGAAGTTAATTCATCAGAATTAAGATTTTTACCACCGGTAGAGTTAGTTGGTTTAATTAAAATTGAACTTCCTGAGAATAAAACGTGGAGTAAAGGTGGTCTTAGAAACCTTGAACCTGGTAAATTAACATTTAGTTTATATCAAGAACAATTAGATGAATTGGAAGTGGATGTTAAATATGGTGATTATATAGCGTATCCAGAAAATGAATTCACAATAAAATATTTTACGGTAGTAAATGATGGTAAAATTATATCTGATAATTCACACACAATTTTAGGTTACAAAGGATTTTATAGAACAATTATTTGTACACCAGCTTTATCTAACGAAATCCTACCTTAACATATTTATATAGTAAACAAATAATTAAAATGTCTTTACCTAAAAAATTTTTAACAAATATAAATATTAATCCACCTAAAGAAGGGGTTGAAAGAAGACAAGAATGGTTGGATGGTATTTCCGATAATGGAACTTATTTACCAAGAGGAATTACCCATGAGGATATGGATAAAACATTTAATGATTTTGTTGAAAAAGATTTAGAAATATCTATTGATGGTCAAAAAGTTCCGGTTTATTTAATTGGTATTCAAAGATGGGTTGAGTTTGTAAGAGATTGGACTAATGTTGATGAATGGAAAAATGTTAAATTACCTTTTGTAACTATTACTAGAAAACCTGACGCCCAACGTGGTGAAAATCAAGCTGGTTATTGGAATATACCTGGGACACCTACATATACATATATGAAAGTACCAACATTTAATGATGGTGTAAAAGGATTTGATATGTATCAAATACCTCAACCAGTACCAATTAATTTAACTTATGAAGTTAGATTTTTTTGTAGTAAAATGAGAGATCTTAACCTTTTGAATAGTAAGATAATGAGAACATTTAAATCGTTACAAGCTTACATTAAAGTAAATGGACACCCAATGCCATTGATATTGGAATCAATTGGTGACGAAAGTCAAATTGAAGATTTTGAATCAAAAAGATATTATGTTCAACTTTATGAAATTAAATTACAAGGATATCTTTTATGTGAAGATGATTTTAAAGTTATCCCTGCGATAACAAGAAATATGAATTTAGTGGAATTAGATGAAAAAGTTAGTAATGTATTACTTAGTAAGAAATTTTTACCAGATGGTGTTTCAATAATGTTAAACATTGTTTTTAGAACAAATAAGAATAGTGTTAATATAATTTTAAATGAATCCGCTACTTATAACGCGATTTCAACAGTAAATATTAATAGTTACACATTAAGTGTGAATGGTACACCAGTCACAGCCCCATTCCCAATAAATGCGGGTGACGAATTAGGTATTCATATAGTACGAAATACTAACTATGAAGCGACAATTACTTTAAATGGATTATTAATATGAGTAGTAACGGATGTGGTACTAATGGTGAAATAATTAAAACATATATTATTGATGATTACCCATCAGCTTGTGATGTAGTAAATACAGATGAAATTAATTCGTGTTCTTTAACTGGTATTACGTTTAGTGACTCATTATTACCCATTAACGATGGTATAATTGATTTAGGTACACCAAGTAGAAGATTTAGAGATGTTAACACAGCTAGTGGGACAACTACAATATGGACAGCTACTGGGATAATTTATACACCAATTTTAGATTTAGGTTTAGATCTAAGTGGTAATACAAGACAAATAACAGCGGAAAATTCAATAATTCAAGACGATATTTTAAATGGCGGTACTTGGTAAAAATTAAAAATTAATGATATTTAAATAAAATAAACAATGGCTATAAGGAAAACGACACACATATTAAAAAATACCCAAACAAATAATAAATCATTACCATCAAATGGTATTGAAATGGGTGAACCATTAGTAAATCTATTTAATGGTATATTATATTTCTCTGGAACAAGTGGTGGGAATTTCACACCAAGTGATAATAATTCAACTTATTTTGAAGTTGGTTCTAATATCAATAATTTAGTTATTAGGGATCAAATAACTTCTTATAGTGGTGTTACCAATTTAACCGGTAAATTTTTATCAGGATCAACAAATGGTTTTGTTTTAGCGGATATAACATCAATCGCTGGTGTGGATAGTTACGTTACAGGTGTTACGTGGTCACCAAATACATTAACCATTAGTTTAAATAATGGTAAACCAAATGTACCGGTAACTCTAAGTGCGTTCACTGATATTGATTTATATGGTAATAATGTTGTTAAAGGTAATTTAAATGTTACTGGTACAACTACACTTGAAAGTTTAAGTTATTATAACCCCACAGTTTTAGGAACAAATCCATTAGAAATAACTAATGTTGGTTATTTAACTGGATATGTCAATACAAATGAAATTTATGTAACAGGTGGTACAGTTTCAGTACCAGCTACAAATAATACAAATTCAGCGACAATTGGATTATATTATAAAAATCTTAATATCCCACACACATTACCATTCCAAAATACCTATACAACTGGTGGTACATATAATTCAGGTACATCTTCAATTGATTTTAAAAGAAATGATGGGGTAAATTATAGTGTAGATTTAAGTAATATAGATATAAATGATACATATGTTACAGGTTTCACTTATAATGGAACTAATAATTCATTAACTATAAGTAGGAATCAGGGTGAACCAGATTTAACACAATATATAACATCATTTTCTGGTATATCTATTGGTAATTTAACTTCTGGTCAAGTTGTTTACGCGGGTGTTAGTGGAGAATTAAAAACTGATACTACCGGTGAATTCGCGTATGATGATTCAACGAACACATTAACACTTGGAACTACTAGTGGTAACTTAGTTGTTAATAACGGACTTTCTGATGGTCCGGTAAAATTTGGACAAGGTGGTTTAACTATTGGTTCAAACGGATCAATTAGTACCCCTGGTATTGGGGACTTAATAGTCCATGGTAATTTTATAGTATTTGGTACTGGTACAACTGTAGCTACAAATGAATTATATGTTGAAGACCCACAAATAACATTAAACTATAATCCAACTGGTGACACTTCAATAACATCTTTAGCCTCTGGTATTAGAATTCAAAATGGAGCTGGATTACTATCCGGTATAACCTCTGGTGACACTTATTTTACTATCACCCAATTAAACACTTTAACTGGTTTAACAGGGACACAAATACCTGATGTTACAGAATACACTGGTAGTGAAGGTTATAATAATAGGGGTTGGTTAACACAATTAAATGATATCGTTATTAGAAATACTAATTTTAACAATGGAGCTCCGAATGGGGTAAGGGTCTTATGCGAATGGGATCGACTCGATGGGGGAACCTATTAATGGTGGATACTATTAACTTTTTATTTTAATAAAAGGATGGGTTATCTCATCCTTTTTTTTATTAAGACATATTTATCTTTAGGTTATATAACCATTAAAACATAAACTCTATATAGAGTAGAATTATTTTAAACCATCAATATGGCTGATAAGATAAAAACACCTGTTATTTATAAAATAACAAATTTAATAACTAATAAAATCTATATTGGTAGTACTAATAATTTCCATCTTAGGAAATATACCCATTTAAATCATTTACGGAATAATAAACATTGTAACAAAATATTACAAAATTCTTGGAATAAACATAGTGAAATTAATTTTAATTTTGAAATAATAGAACACACTACACAAGATAATTTAATGATCTTAGAACAATATTATTTAGATTTATATAAACCATATAATAAAGATATTGGTTATAATATAGCTAAACTAGCTTGCCCTAATAATTCCGGTATAAAACATATTACTAAACAAATAGCTTGGAATAAGGGATTAAAATTACCGGCTTCTTGGAATAAAAATAAAAAATTAACTAAAGAACATAAAGAAAAGTTGAGTATATCCGCTAAACTAAGGAAGAGATTACCTTGTTCTAATGAAACTAAAATTAAAATTAGTCTAAAACAGATAGGTAAAAATGGTAATAATTATGGTAAACCTACAAATAGAAAAAAAGTATATAAGTTTGATTTAAATAATAATTTAATTAAAGAATATGATTTTTTAAGTGAAGTAACCAAAGATGGTTTTAACTTTAAAAAAGTTAGTGCAGTTGCTTTAGGTAAGGGTAAAACACATAAAAATTATAAATGGTCTTACAACATTAACTATGAGTGTTAGGAAAAATAAATTATTATTAAAAGGTTCAAATGTACCAGGTAAAGTACCTAGTGATGGTGATTTAGAATTAAAAGAATTGGCACTAAATTTTGCTGATGTTATTTTATACGCTTCTGGTACTACCGCAAATTCTATAATACCAATCGGATGGGATCGAGTAGCTAGAACTGGTGATATTATGACTGGCACTC